TGTGCTGGTCGGGGACGCAGCGCCAGACGTACTCGGTCACACCGAGCGCCTCGTGTCGTTCACGGGTGAGCGTCGAGTTGATCTGGATGACCTGACCAACGGCGATGTTGCGCGCCTTCTCGCGTTCGACCTTGAGTGAGCGCCCAATGTAGTCTTGCAGCGCCTTGCCGCGGAGCCCATCGCTGGCCGCCTTAGCGACCGTCGAGACAAGCCGCTCGCTTACGCTAGCGACTATGCCGCGAACGTTGCGAAGCGTACGCCGCGCAATCTGCTGCAGACGCTTGGGGCGCATGTTCGGCGCCGTGAACCCAATCGAGCGTCTCACCTGCCGCGCGTTGTGGGCGTCGAGCTTGGTGACGAGCTCGTTGACCGAGGTCTCAGGGATCGCGAACGATCCGCGCAAGTCCTCATCTTTGGCGTCCGTGGTGAGATCGCCAACACGATGCAGCGCCAGCTTGGTCGCCGCTGACTCCAGACGTTCGAAGGCGGCTAACACCAACCTCGCGAACTCTGCCTCTAAAGTCAGCGGCTCAGCCTGCGGCTTACCGATGGCTTGTAGCCTGGCCTTGCGTGCGCTGTCTACCGTGAGCGGTGAGAAGCGCAGTGGCTCAGTCTTTGAAAGCGTCGCCGAGGTCCGACTCTTCGGAGTGGAGACGGTTAAATGTCTCGTTTTCGAAGATACCGTCATCGCTGTCACCGAGTACCTTGGTCAACTTCGCTTGCGCACGCTTAATGGCCTTACGGTCACCAGCTTCAACTGCAGCACTGAGCTCACCGAAGGCTTTCTCGCGCTTCGCTTCGGTCTTGATGACCTGCTTATGGGCGTCAATCTCGGCCTCAATGTCACCCGCTTGCGTATGTAGTGCACGCATGTCGCGGCGAAGCTGAGCGTGTTCCGGTAGCTCTGGACCGAGTTCGTCACTCAGGGCCTTTGCTTGTGATTTGGCCTGCTCCAGCTGCTTTTTGGCAGCGGGTAAGTCTCGACGCACCTCGATGTCAGAGGGCGAGACGACCGGTTTACCAGCTTCAGCATTTGCAATGCGCTCAGTTAGCTCGCCGGCTTTCTTTTCGTGAACTTCCAGCGCATGGCGCTTCGCCACCGTGTTTGCACCTAGCGCTCTCTCGATCGCGTCGACCTGCTCGTTTACGTGCGCGAGTTCAACCTTGGCTATCGGTAGACGCTCGTGCGCCTTAGCCGTGCGAGCCCTGTCGGCAGCGTGCGCCTGCGAGACGTGGTCCTTGACCTGTGCTCGGAGCTCATGCTTGGTGGGTTTGGCCGCCTTACTGGCTCCGCCTGCTGAAGTCTCGCCGAACTTCCCGTCGTCATCGCGAGGTTGATTGGGGTTGAACGAGTCGATGGAGTCACCAGTCTTTACCGCTCCGATGGGACGCCATCTAACGGGAAACACGGGCTGACCGTCGGCACCCATCGTGACGTCACGGACGCGCTCGATGCCGCACACTCGACACCGGTTCGTGCTTCCATGTCGACACGATGGCACCGAGTAAGCGTTCATGTTGTCGACGAACCTCACGAGGTCGGAGTCGACCGGCGGAGGTGAAACTTCACCGAGCGCATCTTCCGTGTCCGAACCATATCCTGGATCGGTCGGCGTATCAGGTATGTTCGTGAGTAACTCGTCCTGCCGGAGATCCTTCACGTCATCGTTGGTCAACAGTGGGCGAGTCGACTCAGCCGAGAACCGCGCTTTGGCGATGTGGTGCTTTTTGAGCACGCCCATATCGACGTACGTCTGGTCCGTCGCTGCATTGGTCGAGTCAATCTCTGCCTGCTCCTTCGGGCTTGCTTCCCAAAGCGAGGGGAACTTCACGCGCCATTGGTCGGGAACAACCCCGCCGGTTGGGCCGTTCTTTGCGCGGAAGATGATGTTGAGCCAGCGCTCGAGAGCCGGTCGCAAAACCACCTCTTGGTGCTTCTTGACCTTCTTGTTCCAATTGCGCTGGTCGCTCTCACCGGTGGCATTGAGACCAGCAGGTGAGACACCCAATAAACGGGTGAGCAGCATCTCAAACGCCGCCGCGAGACGCTCTTTGTACTGAGTCACAACGTCCGACACGCCAGACAGCGAGAGCTGCGAGCGGACGAAGTCCTCGGACTCAGCGTCCACGATGAGCGCTTTGACCGCCGAGCGAAACTCGTCGATCATCTTGATGCGCGCCTCGATGGCCCCGTTCTGCCCAGACAGCGCCAGGTCAGCGAAGCCCTTGAGCTTGTAAATGTTCTGGTTGCTGTCGGCGAGCAACCCGAGCGTCACCGCGTACGCCGCGTTGAACTGCCTAAGCGCCGTCATCGGCCGAATGAGAACCGATGACCCCCACCCAAGGTTGTCGATGCGACGGCGTTTCGTGGTTCGCTCTCCGTAGAAGAGCAGGAACCGCGACTCGTGAATGTCCGTCGAGCGCAGGTCGTAGGTGCCCGTGGCGACTGATGAGTAAGGGCTGAATCGGTAGTGACTCGGCTGCCCAAACTTCGGGCTCATGATGTCTTCGTACCAACGCGACGGCTGAAGCTCGTCACGCTCGTACGCGCGGGCGAAGAATATCTCACCGCCACCCGCGAGCGGAGAGCCCTGCGGTCCATCATTGGAACCGATGAACACGCCAGCGCCGCCGAAGAGCCGAGCCCACTTGTCTCCGTCGATGACCTCGTTTTGAATTTTGAGACGGTCGTTGAAGTCCTCGACCGCTTCCTTCTGCTCGGGCGTGAGGCTACCTTCGATGTCCCACCCGTTTGAGAACGAGTCATCGACGATCGCGTCGACCTTGACAGCCGCGAGCTCGTCGGCGTTGTAGAGACCATCCAGGATTACCGGGAAGTCCCACTGCCGCCACGCGAACGGGTCGAACGTGAACGCCGCCGTCTTGTCTCGCGAACCACCGACGCCGGTGATCGGATTGACCCAGCTGTCGACTGTGAGGTTCGCGGTCATTGGGAGCGGGATAGGAGTAGGTCGAGCATCGGGTTGCGCTTCTCGCAAAGCATCATGTATGCGCCCGACGTGGCATCCACTTGGTCATCGTGAGCGCCCTCAGGGAACTGTTCGAGCTCATCGAGCCAGGCATCCACCCATGGGCCAGCGAGGACGTCGACGTTGCCGTTTTCTACCTGCGCCGAGAATGGCCCGAAGCGTTGAATCTTGTCGCCCGAAGGCGCGAACGTCTCAACGCGGTAGCCGTGAAGCAAACGCGAGTAGTGAGACGCTTGGAACTTTCCGGCTTGCCCGGGGTCCTTTTCGATGCCGACCCGAACCAACTTGCTGTCGGTCTCGGCGGTCTGCAGCGTACGGGCCTCGACCACCGTGGGCTCACCGCGGAACTGAGTGCACCACTCGACGAGTAAGCGCCCGTTCTTGCGCATCGACATCTTCACGCCGGCCGTGAAATCTGGGTCGTCCTTCTCGAGCTTCTTTTCAGTCGCCGCGAAGTCCCAGTAACGGACCGTGCTCAGGATGTCGTTGGGGCGCTCACTAAGGATGGTAACCTTGGAGCGCTGGAAGTACTTGCCGCGGCCCGGTTTGACCAGCCAGTTGCTGTGCTTGAGTCGCGCACGTTCCACCGGATCAAGCTCATCGAGACGAGCTAGATAACCAGGGTCGTTGCGGAGCAACGTCGGGTTGTCTTGAATACTTGCCGGAATGAACTGCCGAGCGCGCGCGCCAGGATAATCCGCGGCGACCTCGATCTCGGTGTCGGTTCCTTCGACCGTGGCGAACCACCGAACCTCACCGCCTACGGCCGGGTTCGGGTACTCTGGATCTAGCCACGCTCGGAAGCGTTTAAACACCCACTCGTGACCTTGGTCACCGGGGTTGGTCGCGCTCCGCAGTCGAATCGGAATGCCGTGAGACGACCGCAAGCGCGATTGCAGGTACGTGTACTGCTTGCGCGTGAACGTCGTGAGTTCATCGAAGCCGACGAACTGATACTCTTGTGACTTGTGCTGCAGCGCGTCGCTGTCGTTGGCGAGGTAGCTGAGGTAGATTTTGGCGCCACTCGGAAAGGTCCAAGTGTGTGTGCTGCGATTGTACGTCGCGCCTGGGAAGGCTTGCGGGTATAGAACCTCTGAACGCTCACCGAGCGAACGTTCGATGTCGGCAAAGGTCTTACGGAATAGGATCCCTCGAAACCTTGGGAGGTGAACCCATCGAAGGGGAGCAACCATCAAGGCGTCCGACTTGCCGCCGCCGGCTTGTCCGCCGTACAGAAGCTGGTCAGCGTCGCTCTCGTAGGCCAGTGTCTGCGGCCCAGGGTTCGGCACCCATTTCATATGGGCCGTCTGCACAATGACGAGGTTTTCCAGCTCCCTCTTTTCAGTGACCGGCAGCGCATTGAGCCGGGCGATC